CGCCGATCGCGTCCGCTGCGTCCGCTGCACTGAAGGCTGTATCTGCTCCGGCTTTGATTGCGGCGTCGTTGAATTTCTTCATCGTTTCCGCACTCTCACCAGTAACGGCCTTGATGTTACTCATTTTGGCTTCGAATTCAGCAGCTTTTGAAACGGTACTCTTGATCGCTTGTTTACCAAGGTCAAAGAGCTTGTAAGCAGCGGCCACGCCTAAAACTTGCTTCACTAAGTTAGTTGACGCGCTCGCTGCTTGGTTCGTGTGGTTTACGATACCCGTTAACGCACTAACGGCTTTCTGGCCTGTCGTATGGAACGCGTTCCCGAGCTTACCGCTTACGTTGCTCGCGAGATTGTTGACGGAAGAAAGGATTCGACCCCCGAATGAATTCTTGACGCGATCAGCGAAGCCATTCGCTTTGCTGGTTAAGTTGGTAAACATACTGGACCACGAAGAGTTGATCGGGTTCAGCACCTTTTGGCCAAGTGCACTCGTAATACTTCCAGCTGTTGACTGGATACGAGCTTCGAGCCGGGCCATAGAGTCCCCAATCGCACCAAAGGCCGTCTTATACGATCCGGACATATTGTTTGCCGAATTAGTAAATACCGAGCCGATACTGTGGACTTTTGAGCTGATCCGTTGGGCCATAGAGTCAACGCTGTTTGCCATTTCAGCAAAAGCGCTCTTTGGCGATTTGATCGCGTTTGAAATATTAAAATCAAACGCTTTTTTGATTTTGGAATTAATGCCGGCCCCAAGGGTGGCAACGTCATTTTTCATCGTTCCTAAAACTGATTTAATATCAGCCGAAACGCGAGTAAACGCTTTTCGTATGGGGTCAGGTAATTTTGCGCCGATGTTTGAAGAGATACGCTGTAGCTCTCCGAGGGCGATTTTGAATCCACCGGTCAACCCTTGGCCGATCTTGGATCCGATATTCTGGTTGCTGTTTGCAAGCCGGTTCATCAATTCCCCGACTTCCCGAATCATCTGATTCGCGCTCTTTGACGCTTCCTGTGCCGCGTTTTGAAATGCTTTACGCGTCGAACTCACGACGTCGCTCATCGCTTTTTCATAACCCGTTAAGTCCGCGCCGATAATCGCTTCTACTGATCCGTCAAAAGCCATCGCCCCACCTCCTATCTATCTATTTCTGAAATGTTCGTTAAGACGCTCGATCTTCTCGAGCATACCTTGAGAGTCCCCGCGCTCTTCGCGCTGTCTGAATAGACGTCGGACCTTTTCACGATCTTTTTTCTTGCTTAACTTGCCAAAGTCCGCTTTTTTAGCGTTCAAAGTGTATCGCAAGTTAAAAGCAAGTTCGACGAGGTTTTCTCGTTCCTCGATCGCTCGATAATAAAGGCCCTCGCGAATCGCGTCGAGCTCGTTCTTTGTACACGAAAAAATAATATTCGGGTCAGTTAGACCCAAACGCGCACACTCTATTAAGAGATTGCGTTTCTCAAGCGCCCAATTTGCGCCTCCGTCTGTTCGATCTGAAGTTCCGCTTGTGCCTTGTCTTCCGCTGTTTCTGCTTTGGCTTTGAGGTACTTCAATCCCAGCTCGAGATTTTCTAAGTATTTCGAAACTTTCTCTTTGAAAAAACCAGAATCAACCATCTCTTCTTCTAGTGCTTCAAAAAGTGGCTCTGTGCTTTCTGCTCCGAGTTCTTCCATTTTGTCCGCGATTGCTTTGATCGCTTCTTCATCGCTTACGGCTTTCGCTTTCTTGCTTGCGCATAGCTTGATAAGGTCCACAAGGGCTGAATCGTTACGATCCACGACACGAAGGAATAGAGCACCGACACCATCTTCATTGCGTGAACCGTCTGGACCTTGAGATCCCAAGTCACGATTGACCTTGTACATGGTCATATAATCAAATTTGATTTCGATTGCGCGGCTTCCGACTGTAAATTCCATTGAATAACTCCTTTTTTGTCAAAAAAATAAAAGCAAAAGGGCTTCCGAGGCCCCTTTGCTTGAAAAATTAGCGTGTGATATTGTTGTAATCGCCTGTTGTTTCGCCTGGGTTTTGGTACTCGTAAACGTCGTTTAACATTGCGATTTCGTCCGCTGACAATGGGAACTTACCATCGCGCAAGCGTCCAACGATACCAACTGTATAGTTGAGCTCGACGAATCCATCGATCGCGTCAGTAAATTCGACGTCATCTGTGATCTTACCATATCCAAACTGAGCTGGATAAGTGTCCTTACCAGTAGAAGTCTCTTTGACGCTATCGTCAACGATAACACGCCAGATCTTCAAAGATTCACCGGTTTTTTGTGCGTCAAGCACGGTTTGAACTGATGGATCTTTAGGCGCGAAATATTGAGTTAACTCGATAGAGTGCTCATCTGTTGCTTTTTCAAGCAAGCGCCCTTGTTGAGTTTGTTCGTCAATGTATTCGCCACCCATTGTCGTTGTGCCGTCTGTACGGTAAGCCGGAAGCATTGCTCCGTTACCTTTTTCGGCGTGGATTGATTGAATGAAATAAAATACTTTTTTACCTACGATCGGTTTTGCGATCGTAATTTTGATTTTTGCTTTATCTTCAGCTTCACCCATTTATTAATTTCTCCTTTTAAAAGATTGTATCTGTTAATGCAATGACAATATGATAGACTTCACGGCCTACCGTATCGTCTAAGAGTACGCTCGCGTTTACGTTGCGATTGTGGCCGATCCTTCGAAGGGCCTCAGATTTGACTTTCTCGACCCCGGCCCGGCTTTCCGTGCCCGGTAAGAAAATGTCAATTTGTACGCTCATATCCTCGATTATAAGCCCCGTTTGAGCTGTTTTAGACGTGTTCGAGCTAGATTGCCCGATCACCAAAAACGGCTCGAGTGTGTCTTGTTTTGGTAACTTAAACTTGATCGGAATATTGAGCGGTTTTAGCTTTTCGCGTAAATCTGCGAGCATTTTAACTGAAGGCGTTTCGTTTGCCATGAATCACCTCCTAAACATTTTACGAAGGTTTTTAAATAACACTTCGCTTTCTTCCTTAACGGCTGGACCAAGGAACGGCTGGGCCTTCATCTTCCGGGTTCCAAGCTCCACATAAACCGAATAGCCCGCGGGCGATGTTACCTTATAACGTAACATACCCACCCGAGCGACAAAGATCCCGTTTCGCATAAAACCGGTATCGACTGCCGCTTTCATCTTGGCTTTTCTCTCCACACGCAAGGCCGATCGTTGCAATTCTGCCGATACAGCCCGACGCGCTTCCCGTGGCTTGTTTTGGACTCGTCGAATAAACTTGTCCAGCCCTTTTACTGTATATGAAAAACTCATAAGTAAATAACCGTGCTATTATGATGATATTTCTTGCCCTTGATCTTTAGCCTGTGGCCATTGTAAATCACTTCCGAGAAGCCCTTATACGTGCCCTGTAAGTGCAATTTGAACGAATCGAAATCATACTTACCATAGAGCCCCATCATCTCATAGTTAGACAATGAATTTCGCATACAAGGGACCGGGAAGCTCTTTTTCGTTTCCGTATTCTCAAGCAATTCGTCCTCTGGCTCTTCCTCGAAGATCAAGGTTACGCGTTCGTTATAGATCATACACGCGCCCCCCTTTTAAATGAATCGAGCGATTCCGCGGGCGTTGTGTTTGACCGCAAGGCCTTTTAATACGGCCTTATGTTCATCTGTTAGATAGCTAGACTCCCAAGTGAAGCTCCGGCCTTCCTCGCTGTCCGCTGTCGCGCCTTCCGAGTTTAGACGGTTGAAGCGACTGACGGCAACGTCTCGAAGGATATAAGCCACGCTTCCGGGCAATTCCTCAAGTGCTGTGTCCGAAAACTGGTTGACGTAAGCGATCATACGCTCGAAGCTATCCCGTACAATTAGGGTCAAAAGATCGTCTTGTTCTTGGTCAGCTTTGGGAATACCTTTTAGCAAACGAAGCTCTTCCGTTACTTGATCGATATTGATTGCCACCATCGCTCAAACCTCCTAAAACTAGGCTGCTACCGCTGACGCTGGTTCGATTGTAGCTTCCACCACACCGTCCGGAATTTCAGCAAAGAGAACGTTTGCTCCAAAGAATACTGACTCGAAAGTCAAGTTATTCAAGTGACGATCACGCGCCACACCGATAAGACCTGTTTCGTCGGTAAAGTCCGCAAACAATCCGCCAAGATCACCACCAGCAACGTTTAGGTAAGCGAAAACAAGGTTTTCAACGGCTGTTGTATAGATCTTGCCTTGTGGGCATGACGGCATAACAATAACGTTTTGCATACCAAGGAAGTTTTGGAGAAGTGTGAACCCAAACACGTTTGAAGCGTCAGACGCAACGGCTGTGTTTCCAAGGTATTCAGCCACGTCGAGCGGGTTAACGAATGATACCAATGGAGATCCTTCGAACTCGTTGAAAGTGGTCAATTTGCCCCAGCTATTCGCAAGAGCTTGCTGAAGGCTTTTTCCTTTAACTTTAGTTTTAGTCTTTTTGAGGTAAGCCAAGAAATCTTCTTTGATTCCGTTTTGAATTTCACGAAGCAAGCGTGTATCTGCTTCTGTGATAGCGCGTGACGCACCATGACGGGCGATTGCTTCCGCTGATACTGCACGGCGTTTTTTGAACCATTCTACTGTGTATTCTTGGTCCTTCGCGCGTGTCATTTTAGAAAGTGGAATTGTTTCCCCTTCAGCGGTTTTAGTTGTGTCAACGTCCGCTGTCCATTTGTAAGTTTGGATCTTAAGGTCGTTAGTCAACTCTTGACGGCGTGTCACTCCCAAAAGACGAAGCAAGTCGTTAATGTTTTTAGAAAATTTATTGACAAAATCAATGGACTTAATTTCGCCAAGATCTGTCATGGTTGTTAGTTTTGTTTCAGCCATATTTTAATAGCCCTTTCTAGTTTTTAAATAGTCCAATGTTTGCAGCGATCATTGCTTGACGTTCTTCGTCGTTCTCAATCGCCATGATCTCCGCTTTCGTCATAGATACCGGCCCCGTACCCTTACGAGGTGCTTTCTGCGTCAAACGTTCATCGACGCGCGCTTCTACTGCTTTATCAAAGATTTGTCGCAAAGTGCCGATCTTCTCTTTTGTGGCTTCGGCTGTCTCATCGATCACAAAATCAATAAACTCGCCCGGAAGTCCTTCTTCGCTCAATAGCGTTTGAGTGGCTACGCGCATTTCTTTAATCGCAAGAGCTCGCTCGCGTTCTTCGATCGCTTGGATTCGTTTCGCTTCCTCTTCTTTTGCGCGTTCGTCTTTGGTCAGCTTTGCGAGGCGTTCGCCTTCGCTTTTGGCCTTTTCGATTGCTTCAGCTTGCTCTGCTTCCCAGCTTGCGCGGGCCTTGGCAATTTCGGCTGCGATTGCTTTTCCAAACTCGGCGCGTGTAAAGGTACGCTCTGCCTTTTCCTGCTTTGCTTCGACTTGTTCTTCTTGAGTGACGTCTTGCTCAAGTGCTTCAGTCTCGACTGCTTGTGTATTTTCTGACATTATTTTCCTCCGACGGTTACGCCGTCACTCGATTGTTCTCGTTTTACGCCCGGCGGCGAAACAATGCAGCTTTTAACGTCCTCCGCATAGTCTGGACAATAAAAAAAGCGGTCTATTCCCGCTTGTCAAGATACCGGATCACCTCCGATCACTGATCCTTGTCACCTCGTGACTGTTTAATACTTTTGATAATACCTTCGATCATTCCAGCGAGTACGGCCCAACCTGCCACCATCAAGAAGGCAAAGCAGAAAAGGCCCGCTGTATAAGATACCATATCCCAGATATTTATCATTATTCTCCTTTCTTATTTTGAGTATAAAAAAAGCACCTAGACGATTCTAAGTGCTTAAGTAATGAATTGCGTTTTTGTATTTTTTAACACGCTCGTAGTCTGTATCAGTAACAGATTTCAAACGCGATAAATCTGAGTTGTGTTTCAAATCAGCAAGTTTTACAACTCTTGCTAAGTTATTAGATTTTACTTTTTCAAGATATTCTTGATAACTTTGACCTTTTTCCTTTGTCAAAATTTGTACCGCTGTAACAACTTCGTTTGATAAACCCGAAACCAATAAATCATCAATAGTTATATCACTATCCTCAATCACATCATGCAAAAGAGCAACAGCTTTTTCTTGTTCAGTTTTGACTTGGCTGGCCACATAAAGGGGGTGCTGTATGTAATCGACGCCAGCTTTATCTACTTGCCCTGCATGGGCTTTTTTAGCGATAGCTAAGGCAATATCAATCATGCTGCTACCAACCTATCAATATAAGTAAACGCGTCCTTTTCTGAAATTTCTTCGAAATCCGTGAAGTCGTTGAAAAAGATTTTATTAAACCAATCAATGCTATCAACCCACTTCTTTTCGATGTCAAAGACTTGCATGACACCATCAATCAAACGAAGCACTTGAGCATTGTTCGTCGTTGTGTGGTAGTATCTAATATCTTTCATATCACTTCACCCTCTCTATATTTTTAGGAATCTTAAGCCCATTGCTTAAATCAAGCATTTCTTTAAATAATTTCATGCGTTCTCGATCAGATGTATTCGTATCACGATACTTCTCATAGAGCTTATGTAAGGGGCCATTTTTTAAGTCAAAACTTTCCTGAGTATGATATTGCATTTCAAAGTTGATTCCGTCTTTTTCGACGACTGTATTTACGCCTTTATACGGCCCGTCTATTAACCAAGTGTTTTTTACTTTTACAACTTTGTAACCATCTGTAATAAGATCTTGTTTCATCTTCGAATACTCTTTTTCAAAAGTATCTGAATTAAAAATAGTTGTATACCGCAAAGCGTCGTTAATTTCACTTGCAGCTTTTGATAAACTTATATTTTCAGTTTGGCTATCTGTTACAATTTTACGAGTTAAAGACTCTACCGTTTTCTTTCGAAATTCAAGCCCAGCAAGTTTGCCCTTGCCGGCAATGCGTTGCATATCGCTTGTGATTTTCGGTTCTACCTTTGAAATTTGATCGAAAAGTTGTTTGCTGTGGTATTCAGCCGTTCCTTCCCTCATACTTAAATTATACACTTCGTTTGAATTATTTTCAACACTTTCATTCAACTCTTCTTCAACTGGCATGATCGTTGACCGGCAATTGTAATGGAACGGGGGCATATTTACCCCGACTTGCGCGTCCTCGAGCTTATAGAGCTTGTCCTCTTGTGCGATTCTCCGGCATATTTGAGTGGTCCGATCGTCTAGCACGACCAAGATCCGATAATACTCGAGCCCGGCTTTCTGGTAACGCTTGATAGTGGCCCGATTTATGACGGCCGTCGCGTCGGTCCTTACCAATGTTTCAGCTCGGGACCGTGCCACGTTAAATTCTTTCCGAATCTCGCGGGCCATATCTTGCGGACTGTCCCCGCGTATAAAACCTTGTTTGAATACTTCTTTCAGCTTTTGCGCGAGGCTGTCAGTATTGCCCCAAAGTTGCTCTGAATAATTTCGGCCATTGAACGGGGTTTTGATAATCTCTTCAAACGCTGGACGGTTTACCGCGCCTGTACGGCCTCCCATAGCCTTTCTGTACGCGTATTCTGCGACGTTGAATAAATACCTTTCGAAGCTCTTATGGAGCGCTCCTGTGAGCACTCCGAGCCTGTGGATAGCTTCCAACTGCAAAGCCTCGATTCTGATTGCTCGAGCTGACGCGTATTGTTGGTTCAATCGCTTCAATAGCTCTGGATCCTTTTCGGCTTGCTCGCGGTATAACGTCGCATTGTCCACATAGTCGCTCAGATCCTCACCACGAAGGCGCTTCGTTGCGTCTTGGTAAGTGAGCTCATGATCTTCAGCGTATTTTGCGTAAAAGTCAAACAACGACTTTTGAAGCCTTACCGCTTCGTTGCGGTAAGTTTTTTCCAATTCAGCAAAAAAGTCTATATCTTTTCGGTCAACGTATTCGAAAATCTCACGGGCGCGTGCTTCCCAGTATTCCTCATGGTTGTTTAGCTTCAGTTTCTTCATCTGTCGCTACCTCGTCGCCTTGTGGCTCGATTCGTGGGAGCATTTCAAGCGCTTTTTCCGTTTCCTCTTTCATACGTTTCAACTCAGCTTCAGCATTTACGCCTGTCACTTGCTCGAGCATTTCGAAGATCGTTTGCTCACTTACAACGCCGTATAAGTTCTTGGCCATTGCCACGATCTCAGCGTCATTCTGTGGAATGTTTGGCGTAAATACGACGCTCGTTTCATTGATAAGATTGTAATTGTCCGAATCGTTCCCCTTGATCTTCCAGATATTGACTGCTAAACGCAAACGACGCATAAGGCCTTTTTCAAAGAGCAATTCTTGTTTGCCTCGATAGTTGTCGGACGCCATAAGTTTATATTTCATAGCTTCGCCCGATTGTGTGCCCGCAAAGTTGCTGTCCGTCGTGTCTGGCGTAAATGTAAAGCGCATGATATCTTGAACTAGCCGTTCCTTATACGCTTCAGCTCCGGCCGTGTCGTATGACTTGACAAGATAGTTCGCGCTCGGGCTCGAACCACCCGGTATCGGGTTATCGTCGAGAACTAAGATTTTAGCTTTCTTAAACGCTTGAGAGACCCCAAGGCGCCCGTTTGGATTGATCCGGCCGTCGTCTAAGAAGTCCTTATCATCGACCCCTGTAAATGGGTTCCCGGAGATCACCAAAAGAGCCTCGTTACTGTCTTGCTGGAAGTTAGCAAGCTCTGACTGTGATAAGTCGTAAGCGTCGATTGAATCCAGTACTGCTTCAAACGCGCCTGTGCGGTCCGTATTATTGCTAAACTCATTTACTGGTACGCCATTAAAGAAATGCTCGCTTGTATCTTTGAGATGAAGCGTGTCCGTTTCTTGGTTGTCGTCCACATACTCATAAATAGCGTTACTAGTATAAACCTTTACAAAATCGCGTTTGTGTCCGTTACCGTAACTGATAGAGTAGTAGTTAATAGCCATCAAAGAACGTTGCTCGTAGCTGTCGTCGTAAATGACAAAAGTTTGCTCCGGATCCATACGATAGAGCTTGACCCAAACCGAACCGTCCTCGTCTTGATACGTATTCAATAGCTCGTAAGCACGGCCATAGATCGCGAGGTCTGTTTTGATCGCGACGTTGTGGTCCTTTTCGTTGTTTTGCTTTGTAAACTGGTCAATCTGTTTCTGAATCTCCGCGTTCTCGTTCTTATACTCGACCGGGTTTCCCAACATATAGCCTTGCTCGAAAATAGCAATGTATTTCGCCCAGTCGCTCGCAATTCGGTTATCCGCGCTGTATGGATCGCTTTTCGCCTCGCGGTACTTGATATTATTATCAGCGAGATAATAGCGTTTCAACTCTTTCAGTCGGTCCAATTGCTCGGATCTGTGCGTTCCGATATAATTCTTTAGACGCTCAATCCATTTCTGGCCTTCGTATTCGATCGTTTCAAAATCTTCAGCCGTCATGATGAATTGACGATTCGCGTTCTCGTCGAAGCGTCTCCCTTTTAGGAATTTCACTTGTCCTTATTCCTCCTTTAGAAATAATATTGCGCGCTTTGCATACGCTCTTTAACTGTGCTGCTTGTGTCGTATACGTGCTGTGAATAAATCGCGTATCTTACCGCGTCCAGTACGTCGTCGTGCTCTTTTAATGGTTCGCCTGTGCGCTCGTTCCAGACGTATTGATATATTTCATCTTTGAACTTGCGTACCTTGTTTGATACGACAAAAAAACGGCCACCCTTCATAAGTTTGGCCACTTCCTCAATCCCAGATAATACCGACTTGTAAGCATTGAAACACTTTAGACGCTCACGGTTAAACCGTCCGACGTGCTCGG